TGATATCTTTAAAGAGTTCCATTGTAGGCTTATCTTTCTCAGACAAATCAACACGATCCCCAACAGAAATCACAGGCCTGAAGTAGGACTCACCGGATTCACCTAGTGGCTCTTTCTTATGTGAGAAATTAAACGTATTACAGATCGGGGGGATATTACGAGATGCAAGGGAGGTGGCAGCAGTCTTGATCTCTTTGATGCTCCTACTGTTAGTCATATCGAAGACCGCAGGGATATCCGTGTAATCTTCCTTTGAAAGCGCATTACCCTCAGCATCAGTAGGATTATCGAGAGTAACCAGACCATAGTTTACATACACACGGCGGACACTTGAGATCTTATCCCGAACAGACTTAGGCAAGGAAGACATGTCTTCAATGTAACCACTAGGTCGGCCTAGATTAAAACCACCTGTAGTATCTTTCAGATCCTGACCTAGCTTAGTAGAGAGAACTGTTTTCTGAGAGACACGATTGTCATTGTCCCAGACTGTGTATTGCCATCGAAACGCAAAGGGCCGCAAAGTTACAGTCTCACTGAAAACATCCGGTGTATTCTTGTCGATAGTAAGTTTATACGAACCTGCTTTGATCACAGGTTTTCGCAGTGCATCGCCATCAATGATGATCTCTTTTTCAATAGAGGTCTGCGACATCTTCAACCGGGCGAGACTTACTCGTTCACTAGGCGCTGAATCAATGCCCATAAAATCTACAATATCAGCGATACCCAGATCGCTTAGTGTTACTTCTGTGCTCATGTAAGTTCCTTTCTGAGCGGTAGATAAAGAGGCTTAGTTATATTCCTAAACGTCTTTTGTGTCAAGCCAATTAGGCCCCATCTTAGCCTCTAAAAGTAGAGGTACATTCATCTCTACCCCGTAAGCTTCTTGTATGATGTTATTCAAGTTTCCATTTAGATGCTCCACCACTTGTATTACGTCCTGTGTTTCATCAGGGTGAACATCAGCGACCAATGAGTCATGCACTGTGTTGACCAGACAGGACTGCATTCCTGCAATACGCTTCTCAAACTCTGTAAGTACAACAGGTACGATGTCACCTGTAGCGAAACCTTGCACAGGGTAGTTCTTGATCTGCGTAAAGTGGCTAGGCGTACCGTTTGCTCTACGCATAACATGCGGGAAAGCATACTGCCTACCGCTGACGTTAGTCACCTTATTGAAACGCAATGCCTCGTTAGCTAGTTCGTTATGCCATGCTGCAATACCCTTATACTTATCAACGAAGTGCGTGTAGTAGGCTGCTTCTGCTTTGGATCTTCCGTATCCTGTAGCCCCAAACAGAGGTGCAAACGTATGTGCCTTAGCCTCCTGCCTGTTCGTCGCCTGACCTGCGTTCGATATAACATCGGCGGTGTAACTGTGTACATCGAAGCCTGTTTCAATCTCCTTCATTGCAACCTTATCCTGCGCTAAGAATGCAGCAACACGAAACTCTAGCTGTGCAAAGTCCGCCTCCAAGACCTGACCTCCCTGCCAACGAGACACAAAGACACGCTTCACAGGAAACGTATTACCTCGTGGCATATTCTGCATGTTGGGGTTGCGACCTGAGAAGCGCCCTGTTGCCGTGATGTGCTGCGTAAGACCTACATGCAGGAAGCCATCCGTTTTAGTAAACACCCTGATGCCATCAACAAAGCTAGATAAGTAGCTGCTCACAGCAGACAACCTCTTCAAGTTAGACAGGAAAGAGACAGCAGTATCCATGTTATTAGTGCGAGCTGTAGCGATCAGGGAATCCAGCCTGTCTTTACCTGTACCAAAACCATTTGCAGTTACCCAAGCAGCAGACGGCGCAGCAAAGCCTAAACCTGCCCGTTCGCTTAACTCCTCCAGCTGATACCCACGCGCTAAACAATCCTTACACTTGTTAGGTCTAGCGTAGCGTGTCCCGTCTTTCTTTATCTTGTACACCGTCCCTTCGCCGTCACACGTAGGGCAGGTAAAGCAGCGCGTCTTCTTCAGTAAGATAGAGTTCTCCTCTACTGCATCCTTGAACTCTTTCTTTGTATCAACACCATCGAACTGTGCTTCCCATGTAGACTTGTCTCTTACGCGACGCGAGAAGATCACATGAGACATTTGCTCAGGGGAGTTGAGGTTGATCGGCGTGTCACCCATAAGACTACGCACTTCTTTTTGTAGAGTACCCTCAAGTGCAGACTTCTCATCCTCAAACTCCCTTCCGACTTTATCTAGTTCGTCCTTATCAACGGCGAAGCCTGACATGTACATTCGGGTAAGGGTTTTGGTTGCTGCAAAGGTGCTTGCTTTAACGGCTTCAAGGGAAGCACTTGCACTGTCGGCAAAGTCTCGTTCGATGCTGAGGTACAACTCGCCAGTAGTGAGCAGGTCAGCACGAAGATAGTGGCACAACTCTTGTATGGGTATTTCATCTGTATTGTATCCTTCCTTAAAGTAACGCTTCAGCGTATCATCTTTCTGTACAGACAACCTGCGCCTCTCAGCACAGGCTGCTAGGGATAGAGGTTCTTTCTGTCCCCGCAACAATAGGTACTCTGCAAGCATGGTATCATATATGTTACCATCATACTTGAAGCCACACTCCCACAGCCATGCCAGATCGTGCTGCAAGTTGTGACCTATCAGTAGGCTAGTCTTGTTGAGCATTGCTTGAACGAATACGGAGCCGGTGGCGTCTGTATCTTTAGAGTCCCGGTGATCCAGCGTTATGATGTGCGTCTCTTTGTTAGCATCCTGAACATCAAGCATACCTACCTGAACCAGTTTGTTCCCCTGCTCGAAGGGGTCCATGTGGTTCTTACCACCACGCTGTGTGGTCGTGTTCTCGACGTCTAGGACTAACTTCATTTGCCTTTGCCCGGATGCCATTCGATATGCATCTTAAAAGAGGATCGCATCTCCTCCACTACATTTTCGAGTTCCGTTAGACACTTGTCCAGAGCCTTGACCTGACTCTCCAGATCGACGACCCGGTTTTCTAACATGTGGATGTGCATAGTTCATTTCTCCTTTCGTTGTTACTATCAAGAAGTGTATAGGCTCCTGTCCCCATCGAGATCACAATGTATCACACCGTGCCAGCCGCCCTTTAGTTTGTTCTTTGCGATGTTCAGGTGTCGTTGCGTGTCTTGTTCATCAGCCCCCTCTACCTGTGGGTTCTTAGAGATGAGTACCATCAAGTCAGACTCAGCTGCCTTACCTGTCTTACTGCCTTCCATCATTGATTGATCTAAGAACACCTTACCCTCTGCTGCTGCGGATAACTGAGACATCCAGATAACAGCACACTTGTACTGCTTTGCAATGTTACGTGCGTAGATAGAGGCATCCTTCAAGTATACATCTGTCTTGTCCGACGTCTTACTAGAGAACTTATCGCCCATATCTAGAATAACAATATCTGGTTTCTCGTGTTTGACTACCGCCTCTACCCAAGAAAGGTTTTTGTTAGTGCTGTCTTTGATCCTTACATTTTGCTTTACTGTGTCGTACCTTTCAGCTGCTAGGCTTACGTTACTGTGTACTTCATCCATCGTCATGTTCGTAGCGGCACTAAGATACCTAGCGCCCACACGCTCGTAGCTTTCTTCATTACACAAGACGATACACTTAGCGCCCTGCTGTGCGAACCCGTCTGGCCCTGCAATCAGGGAGGCGTGAAAGGATGTCTTACCTGTGTTAGGTCTTGCGCCTACCATAATAAGATGCCCACCACTGACGCCCTCTATCTTTTTTCGCAGGGAAGGGATGTTGAACTTCCACTGAGACTCCTGCTTGTTAGCAGCCATCAGAGTTTCAATAGAGATATCATCCCAGTCTACACGTATGCTAGGCGTGAAGTCATTCTTATAGTCGTCTAGCAAACGACGCAAAGGTTCCAGACTTTCTTCTTCCCCGTTCACGAACGAGAAGCCCATCTGCGCTACCTGCTCGCCAACATACTGTTGAAACAAAGAGCTGAGTGCATCCTCTGCGATCTCGCCGTGGATCGCCTTAGTCGCTTGCATCTTCCTGAACAGATCATCATACGAGACTTTGGTCGCAGTCGTCATCGTCTTATTGGTTGCGTGAAACACAGCCTGTAGATCTTCTGTCGTCAGATCCGCCTTGTACTTCTCCATTGCTAAGTCGAGGCAGTCTTTGATCTTACGGACATCCTTCGAAAAGATTTCAGGTGGGCATCGCAGGCCTCTGTTCTTCTCGTAAAATTCTTTGTTGAGCAAGGCTTTCAATAAGCCTAGTTCCATTGTCATGCGGTCTCTCCTTTATTTTAAGCTTAATAATTATTTCTCTGCACGTATCTCTGGCAAACTATTTACGAGACCTTTATCCATACGATCTGCAATCTCGTACCCAATACCAGCATAGCCACAGATATCTACATACGAGTCACGGTGCAGCGGCATGTGTGCTAGACGTGCCATCTTCACAGACAACAGAATCATAGCCATGTCATGCGCTGTTATACTACTGCCAGCGTAAGCGTTGTAGATATCAGCAGCCCTCTTGTGCATCTCAAATGGGTCGCCGTATTCGTGGTTGCGATCCCCTTCAATCAGGGCTGCAGCTTCCTTTGGAACACGTCCTCGTTCTGTCATGCTTGTCATCCTCTTCGGTTTGCTGGGTGCGGAACGTGGGTTGTTAGCAAAAAACGTCCGCGTCTTCAAGTCTTTCTTTTACTTGCTACGCAAGCATTTGTTCTTGATAGTTTCTATATCATTAGTTCGTCTGTACTTTGGATCGTCCTCCAAGCAGATTGCGATGGTCGGTAGGCCCGTCCACAGCGCGATCTCCCTGCGGTACTGGATAGTCTTATTCAGCGCATCAGGATCAAGCGCCACCAGAACACGGGAGTACTCTCCTATGTATTCCATATGCTTTGCGTTAAGCGATGTACCTAAGATCGCCATGCTAGTGACATCCTGTATTTCTTGTGCAGCTATCATAGCTGACAGGACATCCTCTACTATCAGCAATGTCTTACCTGACCCAGCGAAGTAGGCGGGTGCCTGTCCTGTGTATCTGTACCACTTAGGCATCTTACCTTTCAGCGATCTACCTATAGCGTCTATGATCCTGCCCTTCTTATAGATCGGGAATACACACCGTGCATCCTTGACGTCATACATCAGGCCATACGCAGGGACTTTCCACTTATTCAGGAAACCGTGAAAGTCTTTCATCTCCGGCGTAGGCTGAACGACGTACTGCGGTATCTCCATCGTAGGTATCTCTTCACGTACCACGTCCTGCTTACCTCTCTTGCGTAGCTGCATCTGTATCTCTTGAGCTGTCAGGCCAATGTTCACGGCACCCTTGATGCGACATGCTAACTTATAGCAGTTATATATGAAGCGCCCGCTATCGTTGAACACAGTGAACGTATTGCTACCTCGACAGACTGGGCAAGTACCCCGGTAAGTGCCGCCAGATTCGATGTTCAGGCCTTCGACGTGCTTAGTCAGGTTCGTCTTCGTCATCATCATTACCTCTTGCAGCTAGCGCCTTTGCAGCACCCCTGAATGTGTTGACCATATAGGGCCGCAGACTAGTTGCACTCTTATGCCCTGTCACCTGCATGATGCCAATGATATCAACATCACCCTCCATCATCTCTGTCACTGCTGTCCTGCGTAGGTCCATTGCAGTGAGAGTAGATGGCAGGCCTGCTTCCTCCAAGATCTCGTTAGTGATCCGAGATATGTCTGACTTGTTGTATGGATAGTAGACAGTATTCTCAGCGGTAACACGGGGCGCAACGTACTTCTGGAACCCGAAGTCCTCCTTCTGTTTGTGTAACATACGGCAAAGGCTTTTGCCTATTGGTAGGTGTACCGCAGCACCGCGCTTAGACTGCACAATATCCAGCCTGCACTCATCTAAGTTAACATTATCCCACGTAAGCAGACGCATGTCGCCTACACGCTGGCCCCACTCGTAGGACATCTGCACGATCAGACCCATGTTGCGCCAGTTCCACGAGTTGTATGCTGTTTCAAGGAACTGCTTCACCTGATCCCGCTGCCACATCACACGGCGAGGCTGCGTAGAAAGGGTTCGCACAAGCGATATTGGGTTGTGATCCGCCATGCCTGTACGCATTCCATACTTCCAAGCTGCACTGACACACGCCTTGCGATAGTTAGCAGACCGAACACCGGACGTCAGCCAGTTCTCATATGCCGTGATCGCGTGGCGCACCTCTAGCTTGTTTGCACGATAGTTACCAAAGTGTTTGTTGTGCTCGATAGGTGTGCTGCCTGCCTTGCGCAGGTGTGTCTCGTAGTCTTTCTGCGTACCACCCTTCAGCCGTGCAAAGTCTGGGCTGTGCAGGTACGCATCGAATATCTTTCCAACTGTGTGTCGCATGTCCTCTCCATGTATATCATATGATTAGTCTACCGTATCACGCTGCCCCCAAAGATTGTAGAACTTCTGCCGCAATGCTGCGGATGTATCCGTTAGTGCTTGCTCCAACCTCGCCCTTGATCTCATGAAGTGCATCAATCGCGTAGGCAAGGTCTCTTTCTAGGGTCGCGACACGATTAAGCGGGTGCCAATCATCCAGC